TATGGTCAGACTTACGAGTTGAGTGCTTACTATCACCGAGCCAGCCGTCGCTGGAACGCAGACGATCGCTGTGGGCATCGTCAAACTGCTCTCTTAATTGAATACCGGCTTTGCATAACTTAGGCTTCATTAAATAACTTCTTAGACTCTAACGCGCAACCTTGGCAAGTCCACTTAAACTGATGATTTAGGAATAACTCCTTATGCCCACATTCAGGCTTAGGTGCGATAAAAGCATCTGCCTCTGGATCGTAGGTAAAATCAACGGAAGCGAAGTTATAGCGAATAGTGCCGTTGTAAGAAGTCTTAACCCAAGTACCGCCAAGGTTATCTATTAACCATGTGTAGCCTTCATCGCCAGCAGGATCGTTATTGTCTCCTACCAGTACGCGGATTACTTTATTGTTTTCGTCTAATTCAGCCCAATGACTCATGCTAAATACCTCACGATTACAATTCCTGATCCGCCATTACTGCCAACGCCAACAGAGAATAAACCTGAACCACCACCGCCACCACCTGTGTTGGCTAGTGCGTTAGCCGCAGGGTTAGATGTATTAGCACCACCTGCTGCTCCACCACCATTACCGCCAGCGCCTTGTGTTGTAGTTGGTGATCCACCACCGCCGCCACCGCCTGCGTACCAACGAGTACCTGAAACATTTTGTCCAGTTGAAGTTGCTATGCCCCAAGTTGAATAAGCAGATGATCCTGCTCCGCCTGCTGCTGCTACTGTTGATGACGGTGTTACTGTTTGTCCTGCGGCAGTTGCACCACCACCAGCACCTGCTGCAAAGTTTGTTGAAGCCGCGCTTGCGCTTCCTGCGTTTCCTTGCCCAGATGTGCCTGTACCGCCGGCATTAGATCCTGCGCCGTCAAAGCCTAAGCCACCACCACCTGAACCGCCGTTGCCGCCAGTTTTATTTGGAGCAACACCACCACCACCACCACCGCCGCCGACCGAAGCCGTTAGCGCAGCGAATTGTGAGTTAGTTCCTGCGCCGCCGCGAGCCTGTGAAGCACCTGCTCCGCCTGCGCCAACAGTTACTGTCGATGCTGAAGTTACTGTCTGTGATGTAAAGGCTAGTAAACCACCTGCTCCGCCACCACCGCCGGCGCGTTCACCGCCGCCTGCTGCTCCGCCTGCGACAACTAGCATGTCGCAACTTAGACTCATTAGAGGTGTGAAAGTACCTGATGCAGTAAAGGTGTGATACCAATAACCACCGCTCAGAACGGTTGTTCCGCCTGTGGCTTTAGGTACTGCTGGCCCTACTCCGCCAAGAATGCCTGTAACAACATTACCGATCATTATCCAATAGCCCCTACAACATACCAAGTATCTGTTCCAGTTTTAATACAGGCGGCAGATTTATATTGGGCAAGTGTTGGAGCGGCTGCAACTGAGCCTGCGCTAAGAATTGTTGTTGTGCCAGATGTTACGGCTGAAATTGTGCAAGTACCAGCGCCGATATTGAGAACGGTGATTACAGTTCCAATAGGGTGAGCCACAGAAGCATTAGTTGGGATCTTTATAGCATTTGCCGAAGCGTTGCTTTGAGTGATAAGAACCTGATACGAGTCATTAAGGACTGTTGTGTAAGTAGTGCCAGTCTGAGCATTTAGCGTAAAGGCTACTAGCCCGTTGTACATTGCTGCTGAAAGCACATCGCCAGTCGAGGCCGGATATCCAGTTGCCATAGTTATATTCTCCTAGTACGCCATTATGTTAGTGCCGATTATACCTGATATGTCCGATCCGATGATGAACCCTTCAACGATCGGTTCGAGAGTTGTCACAGTTACGCTCATGGCATTTGGCGTGATGTTCCATGAGAGTCCTTGCGCTTGCAAAGTCTTTACTATTGTTGAGCCGTCTGGCTGAACATTTGTAATCTTTAAGTTCGAGAAGTAGTCCAGACCAAGCATTGTCGCAGTAGGAACTGCTGGATCGAGTAGATCGACCGTCATGGCATCTATGCGGATCGTGGTCTCTTTACGAGTTGCTACATATATCTTGGCCACATTAAGCGCATCTGCATCAGTCTGGAGAACTAGGTTGTTCTCGTTGATCTGATGAGGGAAGTACTTGGCAATAGAGGCTGAGTCCTCAGATACCTGCTGAGTTCCGCCGTAGCGAGTCATGCCGGCTGAGTTGATGATTAACTTATCATCGAAGGCAAAGGTTAGGTTTGTGTAAGGAATGCCAGTAGTCTGGTTGAACTCGATCGGAGTTTCACCGTACTTCTTGATTACATTTGTACGGTTTAGATAAACAGCCGTTCCCTCAACATCTATGTAGAACGCACCCTGCTCGGAGAACTCTGCGTTCTTAAGGGCATCAAGGGCTGTTCGTGATGTCGCTGGATCGGCTATACAGGTGGTGTTGCCTGTGTCTATGGTGCGCATAGATGACGGCCATTGTACTTGCGAGAGAATGCGGTTTATACGAGTGCCGGTATCTTGCCCAGCAGTAGCATCTGCCACAGTTGTAATCCCAGCCTGTTGCATAAGTCTGAAAGCATCTGAGCAGATGATGTCCACATAACCTGTTTCTTGGCCTTGAGGATAGGTGTACTTATAGTCTGTCGTATAGCCTGAGAACAGGAAGTAACCAACGCCGCCTACTGTTGCAGAGACACGCAGTTTGCGAAGCGGAGTGAGAAAGCCAAAGTAAGGCGAGTTCACATTCTGTGGGTTGAAGTAAGAATCAGGATCTAAGACTCGAATCGTTGCAGACCCAGCCTCATAGGTATCGCGCATGATATTGCGGCCACGCTTGATGCTGATCTGTCTAACATTCGGCGTTAGATCGACCGTAGGCTCTGGAGTAGTGCTAGAGGCAAGTGTGCCTGTGCCTAGAACGCCGTACTTTTCATCACCGATAGTAAAGGGATAGCCGAAAGTAGCACCGCTAGTAAAGTCGAACGAGACCGCTATTTGGGCAGGAAGTGTCATGGCCCGAATGAACCGCCTTGCCTAAATATGGCAGAGAACTTGGCAGATAGTGAAGCATCAAGCAAAGTATCTCGGAGAACATCTTGCAGGCTCTCCTGCGCAATAATTGAACCAGCGTTGACATTAACTGTGAAGTCAACCCCTGCTGCGCTGGTCTGAGTTGAAGCGTTAGGTAGAGAATACTGCTGACCAGTTACGCCATAACCTGAAGCCATAGATGTTGGAACTGCTTGGGCATTACCTGCTGCAATACGAGCAACCTGAGACTCGATCATGTCGAGATAAGACTTCCATGCTGTAAAAGGGTTTTTAGCATCTGGCAGGCTTGCGAGGTAGGCTGCTAGTTGCTGTGATAGCCCTTGAGACTTGGCAAGTTCTCCAGCGAGTTTAGATGCCTCTGAAGTGTTGCCGGTAAGAATCGCCAACTGAAGTTCTAGTCGCTTGCGTTCCTCGGCTGAGATGTCACCCTTTAGTGCAGCGATAATCTGAGTCTGTTGAATATCAAACAGAGTGCCAGCCTTCTGTAAGGCTGTTTGTTCTTTAATCGCTTTAGTCTGCTCTTTAGTAGTCTTGAGTAACGCTGCGCGGTTCTTGGCTGCTGCTTTATCGGCTGCCGCCTTTGTTAGTTCTGCACGAATGGCTGGAGTTATACCTGAGCGGTCAACTCCTCGGTTCATTTCGGCTTCGCCTATGGCGCGAAAGGCTTTTAAGTCTCCACGCGCTAGGGCTGCTAATTGACCAACACCAACGCCGAAGCGGCGCACGAAGGTGGCAAGTGCAGTTGAAGTCTTTTCTATAAGGTTGAGAGTGTTAGTAAGTCCACCTTCTCCACCGCCACCAAGTGCTGCAAGTGCATCGAGCAAGCCGCCGCCAATGATCTCTTTAGCGTTATTGGCTGCAACAGATAGGCGTTGCAAAGATCCTGCGTAGGTATCAACTGAAGTTTGAGCCTGTCCACCGAATAGATCGTTGATGCGTGTCTGGACTTCCTCAAACTGCATAGCCTTGAGTTCAGCCTGAGTTAAACCAATACCGTACTTGGCAAGTGATCGAGTCTGGCCAACATAGGCCTTTGATAAGTCACCGGCTACTGATACAACATCTGCGCCGCTTGCCGCGCTTAGATCAAGGGCTGTGCGTAGCAACTGCTGGCTTTTAGCAACATCTCCAGTTGTAGTTAATAAACGCTGGAAGGCAGGGCGCAGTTGGTCATCAAGGATACCGAACTGCTTTTCTAGATCGGCGATAAAGTTCTTAACTGAAGGATCTGCAAAGGCTAAGCCTAAGTTATCCAAAGACTGGGTTAATACTCTGGCTGCTTTGTCATCTTGTGCAAAGGCTTTGGCAGCATTGAAACCAGCGCGACCTAAGCGCTGAACTGTGAACAGACCAACATAAGACTTAGCAAGTGTTTTGACTTGGTTATTAAGTCCAATGGTTGATTTAACTGCATCGTTAAAGGCTTTGCGGCCAACGAACTCGGCGGCAATATCGACTTTTACATTAGTTGCCATTACTTATATTTACCTGTCTTAGCATTAAACTTAGCGGCTGCGCCTTCAAGTGCTTTGATAACCGCTCCTTGAGTTTTGCCTTGATCCTCATTCCAAGCGCGAAAGATGCCGCGGCCTTGCATCTTGCCCTGTCCTTTAGAATCGCCGCCTAAGCGTAATGAGAAGTTTCCGCCGGCGTTCTTGCGACCTGCTGTCTCATAGATAGCACCAGCAGCAGACTTGTTAAGCAAGGATACTAGCGAACGCCAACCGCGATAATTAGGGCGGCTTGGAGATGTCTTGTAAGTAATACCACGCTTAGCGATAGTTGGATTATAAGTAGGGAACTTGCCCTCGTTAAAAGATCGAGCAGCCCAGCCACTTAAAGGTGACTCAGCCGGCATATAGCCGCGAGCCTTAGCAGCGATAGGCTTTAGCAGGTTGCCCAGTTCTTTAGTTGTTTCTTTGGCTAGATCAGGCTCATATTGCTTAAGGGCTTTGCGGAGTTTATCTGCGCCTTTTACTTCTGTTGGCATCGCTCTGCTCCTTTGCTCTGTCTTTCAGGGCTTGAAGTAAAGTCCTGAACATCGTGTGATCTAGTTCAATTAAAGTCTGTGGCGAGAGTCCTGTCTCTAGCGATAATCTCGCTACGAGATAGGTGAAGGACTCTCGCGTTACTCCAAAGGGTCATCGTCTAGAACCTCAACTCGCGCCAAGGTTTCTAGAAAAGACTCTCCGAAGGGCTTAACGGTCTCACCAGACCTACGGATCGCTTCCCAGCAAAGCCAATAGACATCGCTCTGCTTTTCATCATCTCTAAAGGCTTTGTGAAAGCCCTTCTTTGCATATTGCTCGAAGGCGTACTCGATCGCCGGAGTGATCTGGTACTCGTTAACGCTTCCGTCTGCCCTTGT